GAACAGAGATCGTCGAGGCGATTGCAGTGCCCGTCCCACCCAGCGCCGCAGCAGAGAATATCTTGATCGTGATGTCGCAGGCAGAGGAGCCATCGACGTTAGCCGCCACAATGGAGTTGATCTTAAAGACCTTGCCACTTGAGGCAGCGTTACTTGCCAGCGCAGTCGCAAACGGGTCAGCCGTTGAGCTGATTAAATTGGTACTTGTGTTACCAACAATGTTTGTGACGGCAACGATATTGGGATTTGCCACGTTCTATCTCCTTACAAACCAAAAATTAACGAGAAAGCGATGGCTTGGCCTACGGAGGCTCCACTCGCTGCTGGGGTTGCCCAAGTGGGAGCGCTACCTGTTGTTGCTGTTAGAACCTGACCAGTGGTGCCCGCTGCTGTCGCTACAGGAACCGCCCCTGCACCGCCGCCGTACACAACGCCATACTGCGTAAGCAAAGCCGATGAGGCCAGCGTTCCTGATGCTGTGTACGCAAGGACGCCGCCAGAAGTGCCTGCAGTGAGTGCCGTACCGCCATTCGCTACCGGGAGTGCAGTGCCCGAATACGTAAACGCCAATGTGCCAGAGGACGTAATCGGACTGCCAGCAATGCTTAGAAGACTAGGGACTGTCGCCGCTACGC